TTTTTTTTTTTTTTTTTTTTTTTTTTTTTTTGGTAACAAGCTTAGAGTTCATTTCTCCAGCCCATGGCACGCGAACCGCGAGCGCCGTACGCTGCGTTTGCCATGCGAGCCATTCGTAATGCCCCAGCCACCGCTCTTGGATCGGAGGCTCTCTCCACGATGTCCACCACTCCATTACCAACATAAGATGCCACACGCTGAAGCTTATCCCAATAGCCCATTGTTGATGGGGTATGGTACGTGTTTGCGGCATACGCTGGATTGGAAGGATCAAAACGAACCCTCCATTCACAACAGATAAGGAATTGCAATGGAATTCCATTTGGGTTGGCAACGAAGACTGGCGCCATCGCATCGAACTTGAGGGCAGGGTCGGTATTGGTATACGGACCGCTGACGGAAGGGTACCTTGTGTGGAAATCCGACATTGCATTCATGTCGAAAGGCACGCAATCCATTTGCACTCCCCTCAACGCAAGCTTACCTGCAGACAGCAAGCGTGGGTCACTGAACGAGATCAACTCGGAGGCCAAGGCATCCCAAGTGATTGTTTTGTCCGCCACGCTTACCATTTGGCGGCACCGCCCAGCATAGGCGATGCCAGAAGTGGTCTGAAGTGCGTTTGGATTCATGATCTGCACGCTGAAAGCAGCAGGGACCATGCGAGCATACTGCCAGTCGAGTGTATTCATTGTCTCGAATCCAGTAACCCTGGTGTTATTTGCTGCATTAATAGCGGACCCTGACGCAACAGAGCTTTGGCAAAATGCCGAAGACCACATCTTGTCTGTAGTTCTGCCATCGAGTATTGGCCCGAATAGCATAAGAGCATCTTTGCTCGAGAAGACTTGTGTAGTGCGAACCACCGTATAATCACCGATGGCACGCGGGAGTGGAACTGAACAGGGATTGAAGGCGTCCAGTCCGTTTGCAATGGTGGCAGGCTTTGGATTATCACCAAAGGGCGTTCCCACAGCCACTGAAACGTTTTGGGTAACGGCCCGGAAACCGGCCACACCCTGAGAGACAACCCTCTTCCTCTTGCCTCTTTGCTTGTTTTTCTTTTTCTTATTTTTGGCCATGTTGGCCTCGCTTGTTTTTTGATTGCCCACTCTTGATGGACAACGACCCACGCTTAGTTTGTATGGGATTCGACCTCTTCAGGCCCGACTGTACATCTTGCTGTACCTGTTCGTCTCATACTGGCGTCCCCGTGCAGTCTGTCGGCACTCCGTTGCTGGTTCCCCAACGACATACAAGCTTCATGTTACATATGTCGCCAGGGGTGGATCAATCGCCATTCGGCTCATTGCAGTATTACCACCAAGATTTTACTCCCACCTCCTGTTGGTGTTATGTGGTTGGAAAAGCAATTTCTCAGCCGGGTGATACAGCGGCCGTACGCATTATCGGCCTACGATCACTGTATCACCAGGTAGGAGCCAAATGACCATTAGCAACTTGGCACGGGAAACCCGATTTTGGGGACTTTAAACAGCAAAACCCCATGGTGGACTCCAACCGGAGTCAAGGAACCGAGCACTACGTAGTTGGTCAAGGGGCAAGGAAACCCCTCTCTTCAACTGACCCACTTCGTAGCAAGGGACAGAGGTGCTAAGTTTTTCCTCTGCTGCTCGCTGTTCCTGCGGTGTTATCCCAAAGGCAGTGTAGAACGACACTCGAGTCTCCTCTGCGACCTCGACTAAACGTTCGGACATACCAAGGGAATTCCAATACAACGACCAAGCGTTTTGCTCGTTTAGGACGGGTCTTTTAGACTCCCCGTCACATGGATATTGACAAAAGTACTGGTACCAGATTGGTATGCCGGCAAGCCATAGTCTTCCAGCAATGCCAACTTCTCTGATCCAGTCATCTACTTTACCTTTGTCCACGAGCGCCACGCCAAACTTGTTCAAATTGTCGATGTTTGGCACCATGATCCAACCTTCTGGTGTCTTAACTGGGTGCGACTGACAGAACTCCAATTTCTCGAGCTCATAAACTGGGTCTTCTAAGGTCATGGTAAATCCCATTTCTAAAAACCACTTCTTGAACCTTGTTTCATCAAACCCACTATAATCATCCTTAGTCATTATGATTACAGCATCGTCGCCATTATTGATCACGCGCGTGTTCATGATGCCTGCAACCTCCTTGAGGTAGACATACAATAATGCACACATGATTATACAATTTCCGAGGCCAGTATTCATATCTCCACTACTTCTCTGGCCCTCATCCCGGTAAGACACCCGGTGCTCAACGCCTTCGTCGTCGAGACAATATGTCGTCGCCTTGGTCTTGAGCTGTTGTTTCAACAACCACCTTAACTCACTAATGTCTGGG